TTTACTTAATGATGGTTCTGTACGTTTAAGACTAGGCATCCCTTCTGCTGGTTCACTATCCATATATTTGCCACAGCTACATTGGGCTTCTTTGCATACCCATTTTCTATCTCTATAAACAATAGTAGCTTTGCTTATTTCTTTTGACTCTGAACCACACGGACACTTATAGAGTGTCATTTTGCTAATCCACCAGTTTTAACATCACTCTTTTTAAATAGTTTGTCTAATTCAAAATGTAAATGATTAATTGCTTTTTGTACATCTTGTTCTGCTGGGTTACCTTCTTTTTTACCAGCTCTTAGTAAGTAGCTTACTGCCGTTCCGACATTGTAAGACAGTTCAAAATCTTCAACCACTCTTCTAGCTGAGTAGCCATATTTAGTTCCTGAGTAATAACTAGGCTCTGGTATTTTTTTATAATCTATTGGCATCTTTAAAATTTTTAAGGTTATTTTCTAGTTTTTGTTTTTCATATTTTCTTCTTTTACTTTCAACAATACTTAGGCATATTGTCAAGGTAATAGCAAATATTGTTATTCCTATAAATATTAAACTCATAATGTATCTATTAATCTAAGCATTTGTTGCGGTGTGTATATTCTTGAATCTCCATCATAATTAGCATAGACACTTGTGAAGTTATCATCTTCATAAGTCCACAAAGACTTTACATTGTTTTTTATATGCTGTTTTAATATAGATTTTATTCCTTTATATGTTCTTTTATTTTCCATATTTTTTATATAATTTTTTTATTCCATCAAAACAAGTAGAAATACAAGAACCACAATTGGTAGTAGGACTATAATTAGTCATGTGAATAGTATTGTATGTTTCAATCATACGTTTTTTAGCTGCTTGATTCTTTGCCCTCCCTGTTTTTAAGTCTTGCCACATATCTAATATTTCATCTATTATTTCTTTAGGTAAATTATCTGGTGTTTCTATCTTGGTTGTTTTTTGCCATTTCTTCTGACTACATTCCATAGGTGCTAAACGTGCCTTGATTTTCATAAAACAACCGCAATCCTTACAAGTTCCAGTAGGCTTAAAATAATAAACACAACTTTTGCAAATAGTTATTCTATCCTTATAAACTTCATCTGGCACAAAGAACTTATTCATTTAGTTCTTTTTTAAGTATGTTTCTTACTTTATCTATTGTAGTAAATATACTGTTTCTGCTTATCCTAGTCTTTTCTGCGAGTGAATCGAGAGTATTACCTTCATAATAATACAATTTAAATAATTCCCTATCATACCAATATTCTATTTTATCTAACGCTTTATCAATTTCTTCTAGCTTTGTCCATTGGTAATTATCTACTTTTTCATTTGGAATATTTGCAATATTTTTATTATTAGCAACGCTGTATGCAAAATTATCATTAGAATCAGAGAACTTACTAGTGTAGTTAGTATTAAAACAAGAGCTGTCAATATGTGTGTAATACTTTTCATATTTATAATAAAAATTTGATCTTGTACTTGTTAATGCTCTTCTTAATGCAACAGCGCCATATCTTGTTAGTCCTTCTATTCCATCATTATCGTAGATTTTTTTAATTACTTCTGGGTTTACTTGAAGAAGGTATAACATCAGTTCCTGCACAGCATTGTCTATTTTATTTTTGTCAGTTGTTAAACCATAAGCCATAGTTTTAAACTTACTAGACAATTTAGCTATTTCTTCATATATCTTATTCATCTTCAGGTTCAATTGAATCTATCTTGCTAACTGTTTCTTGTAATAGTTCATCTAATACAATCTTATATGTTCTTAACATAGAGGCATTTTTTTTTGTTTCTAAAGCAGCAAAGTAACCATTAGTAGCAACTGATACATTAATTGGTATTATCATAAGCCAATCAAAAAAATTATGTTCCTTAGTTCCTGAACCATATGAGTTGTGGTATTCTAAAATTAAATCTATAACTTCTAAATAATTTTTATATCTTATTTTTGTGCTTGATTCTTTTACAAACTCTTTACACATTAACAAATAGTTTTCTATTGTTTGTTTGTGCTTTTGGTTTGCATAAATCATTTCTCGCATACGCAAATTTAACAGAAAAGTTTACTCAATTCCTTTTTCTTTTTTTAACTTTTCAACAAGGTCTTTGTAATAACTGATCTTTTCTTCATAATCTACTCTAGTCATTTTTAATGTTTGCAGTGACTTTATTTGTAGTTCTTCTGCTGCTCCATCTCCATACTTAGCATCTAAATTTAATCCAAACTTATATTGTTCACCTTGACCAAAAAGATTGTCAGCAGGTGATTGTGGTTGTACGTTCCATTCACACCAACGTGTAGCTAATCTTTTCCTCGACATGAAATGACCTGCGTGCATACTCTTATAATGATAAACCCTATTCGATGTGAAGCACTGCACCATTCCAAATTCATTAGCATCCCTAAGTCGAATGTACAGACTAAACCACTTGTCTAGTTCTTTTTTTAGTTTACTTATTGATTTTGCCAAAGCATTTCTTGTATAAATTCTTCAGGTGGTGCAGTATAAGTATATTTAGAAATTGTAGTATTTCTACCAAATCTTGTTTTCTTTTTTATAGGAATACTATCTATTTCATAGCCATTTTTTTTATGCTTATAAATTAGATCAGCTAATCTTGTAGCACCATATTCTTTTATAGCTTCATAACTTGTTATGCTTCCATAAGTCTTTAAATGCCAAAGTATTGCATCAGATTGACTTTTTACTTCTTCTGCTTTTATTTCTATTTTTTTCATGTCTTATTTCTTTTCTTTTATTAGGAATGTATTTTAAAGGATGTTCAAATCCAAATTGCATTTTAAAGCTGCTACATTTATCTGGGTTGTATAATTTCATAATTCATTTTCAAATTTAGTACAAAAATAAGCTTCTAAAATACAAGCTAAAATAATTAATAACCAAAGTGTTGTTAGTATCTTCATTTTATATATGCTCTAAACAGGTTGGGCAAAGCCCTACATCTCTAATTGTTCCAGTGATTTCATCTCCACAACAAGTGTATTCTACTTCTTCTTCTTTCATTTTAATAGTTTTTGTGATTGATAATAAGGTACATTTTTTTGTTTTAAAGTTTCTGTTTTATACGTTGCATCATCTATTACTTTTTTATGGGCATAAACCCATTTATAAAAAGTTCTAATATTTAAAAATGGTTCATCTTTACCAAATCTTACACCTAACCGAAATGCATCTTTTATTTGATTAAAACTCATTCTAGCAAATCTTTTTTCTTGAATTAAATCTGTTGCAAATATTTTACTCAGACTAGCTAAAGTTTTGGCATCTGGCTTATGCCCTATTTCAACAGAAGTTAATGCTACTAAGTCTAATACTTTTTTTGTTAGTTCTTCTAAATTTTCTTGTTTTAATAGTTTCATAGTAGTTTTTTAGCTTGTTCATATTGGCTTAATTGTGCATCTAGTTTTGACATTGTTTGTTTTTTATCATCTCTTCTTTCCCAAGTTCGTACACAAGCCTTCCAATCTTTCATCTTATTTTTACCTATCATAAAATTTTTGCTTTCATAAAAATCAACAAAAGCTTCTGCATCTATATTATTATTGCGTAAGATACAATAATTTTTAACTTCATCAATAGTTGGTTTTTTAAAGAGAGCCTTTTTATTACTATCTGTAAGATTAGTATTGTTTATATTTATATTAGTATTATCTGTTAACTTTTCTTTACTAGGGGTGTTAACTAAAGTTATCACCCTTGATAATATTTCTTTACTACCTTGTTTATATATGTTAACACGCTTTATATGATTATTATCCTCTAGTGATTTTAACCATTTTTGTATTGACACTCTGCTAACTTCATAAAGACTACAAAAGTATTGAGTGGAGGCTGTGCATTTACCATTCATGTTGCACAAAGCAGTTATCTCTGCATAAAGAAGTTTTGCATTAGGGGTTATTCCTTTGGCATATCTTACATCAGCAGGGATAACTGCATAATAATGTGGTTTGTTCATAAAATTTCTAAATTATAGTTACAATCTCTGAGGGCTAACTTACATAATTCTAATTGATTGTAAAAATCTTTATAAGAAACTTTTATGCTTACACCTACTTTACCAGATGTAATCTTAATTGTAGCTTGAGGGTTTGCACTATGCTTCACCCCATTTTCTCTTAAATGGTGTCTTAAATGAAACATATCACTAAAGGTTCTTTTTGAGTCATGGATGCTTGTATATGCATTATAAATTTTATTGAAACAATCTCTATAACGTTCCCAAGAAGCATAGTTTGACTTATGCATTTTTTCATAATGCCAAATAGAAGTTCTATCTCTATTTATTTCTTTAGCTATTATACTAGGGTGTACATCATCAACCATTCTTGCCACTACTGATCTGCTTTTATAGGCTAGTGAACCCTTACGCAACCCCATCAATGATGTTGTAAGATTGCATAAGGTTTTAAAGTTATCTTCTGCTATCATTAGAAAGGCATTTCATCATCAGTAGTAACAAACTTATTTCCAACAGTTTCTTCACCAACCTTAGCTATAAACCAACCATCTATATTGTGATAGTATTTTCCATTAAATTCTCTTGAAGATAAGTTGATTGAAGCATTAACATCTGATCCTTCTTGAATATCTCTAAGGCTTTTCATCTTATCACCAAAGAAGCTTATAACAACCTCTTTATTGTAGTCAGTTCCTGTTTGTTCGATAATTACTGACTGCTTTTTCCATTCTTTTCCTGACTTGCTTATTCCACCTTCTATTTCTAGTTTTTTAATTAGTTTTCCAATTACATTCATTTTTTTATTATTTATTTAGTTATTACTCTTTTTAAAATCTTCTGCTTCATCTTCACCAAACACTCCAAGTTCATAGAATCCTGTCAGCTTTAATACTGCACGACTCATAGCTCTTTTTTCAGCCATTTCCATAACATACCAAGTGTTACAGTTACCATCTTTGAATCCACCTTTTAATGCAGAACCAAAGGTTTGTATTTTGGCATCCTCTTTAGTTGCATGGGCTTTTACTACACAAAAATCTTTTTCACAATTTATAACTTCATAGTCAATGTTAATACCTTCTTGTGCTTGAATCTTATCGATTCCTGATCTTGTTATGATAATATAGTGCTGATGCTTAAACACGTCATCTTTTGTGAGGTTGTACTTTATGTACTTTTCCTTTAATACTTCTTTTTTCATATATATTTCTTTATGTTAATAATTTGGTTAAAAATACAAAATTTATTTATCTTTTATATGTTTTATAACTTGTTCTTTTATGTATTCTACTTGTTCTGTATCTATCCATTTTAAAAAGTCATAGGCATCAAAGCAGACTTGAAAGTCTTTGCCATATTCATCTTCACCTCTTAGGTATAATTCACCATCACAACACTGGAAGGTGTTTAAGTTATTCATGGCTTTGTGTATTAGTTCTTTTTCCATTATCTTGCATTTAAAATTAAACATTCTTTTTTCTTATTATATAGATCAACCCATTCTGGCTTTGTTTCAATATCAAAACTATCTCTGCATTGCCATCCATGATTTCTTAGCATATACCTAAATTTATCTAGTATTTCATCTTTAGTACCTACAACAACAACACAACTCCCTGACTTTTTAAAGTCTATATAATTATTATTAGAATCATGGTCATATACTGATACTGATTGATAAGAGGGCTTTAACACCCAATATTCGCTTAGTAATTCCATTAGTAGTTCCATTGTATGTGTAGCAATACTGAAGCTACTGTTAATACTGCCATGCCTACACAAGCTAAATAAAACTTTGTATCACTTATTTTGCTTTCATTTATTATGCTATAATCTTTTGAACTATTTAAAAATTTCAACCTTCCATCTTGATCATAAACTTTAGAATAAATAAAATTTGAATACTGCCTGTCATTCATGTTAAATGTGTGTCCGAATTTTTTACTTTTAATTTTCATTTCTTTTTTTATTGATTAATAATGGTACAAACATATAGCAAATATTTGAATTAACAAATATATTAACATAAATATTAATAAAGTTATTAACAATTAAAGTGTTAAGAAGAGAATTATAAGGAGATAAGTAAGACTATTACTATTATAAATAAATAGAATAAAGTAAGTTTAGTAGAATCTTTTAGTTTCATTACAAGGGCATTAATAGATTAAGAGGTGTTTCTCCGTTGTTTAGTATTACAGCACAACCAACTGCTGGGCGTTTACCATATTTAGCGTAAGCCATAGCGTAAGATTTATGATTGATGCCACAACCGACTTGAGTGCCATATACTCTAAACTTCTTGCCAACATAATGTTCTGTATAGCATTGCGTATGTAGATGCCCTTGTACGGTGTTCATCATATCGGCTCTGCATTTCGTTCTAGCAGTACCACCTTCACCATGTATATATTGTACATCATCTTGCTCAAAGCGTTCCACAAAATCCCAATTAGGGGTTTGTAATACTTCTTTATAAGACTTGATCCACTTAGAAGGTATTGAAGATGTCTGGGCTTTTCTCATTATTATACGGTCATGATTACCCACGATAACCTTAGTTCCTGGTTCACCGAAAGCTTCATACCATTTAGATAGCTTTTTGATAGCTAATTCTAGCTCGTCTAAGCCGCCCAAACCATCAGCTGATGCTTCATGGTAGCTAGAGTAGTGATTATCGATTACATCGCCTATAAATACTGTCTGTGTGCAATTAAAGTTTTCATATTGTTCTAAGCAGAAATCAAGGTAGCCTTCTAAGCAGAACGGTTCATGAAGGTCACCGATAACCAGAACATTTCTGGCTTCGGTTTCCCTCATTTTTTCTAATGCCACAATTTCATGTGGTTTTAATCTATAACGATTACTTTTTAGCAACGTCTGCTAGACCTTGTGCGCCACATAAAGTAAGAAGTGCTATAAATAGATTGTTAGCTGTTTCTACATCAACACCTAAGAATTTTACTATTGCAGGTACAGCTACTGAACTTACAGCGTACCAGAATTTTTTTGACTTAAACATTTGTCCAATAAGATACTTCGATAAAAAACTTTTCATGATTATTTATTTTTAATTATTAAATTAATATTTGTTCCCCCCAAATTTATGATTTCTTTCATAAGTAAATCCATTGCTAAAGTAGAATTTTGAACAAAGTCCTGTTGACTTCCTAAGCCTACTAGGATGCAGCCACTAGTGTCTTTAGCTGTATTGCCTCTATGAAATAAAATCCAATCTCGGTTTGGTACATCTAATAAGAGAAGGTGCAAGTAATCTCTTGATGCTGATTCTCTTGCAAGTCTTAATCTAACCTTATATTCACCTTCAGGAATACAAGATATATTTCTTTCATTATTTATATAGGGATTTTCTAAAGTATCACACATTCTTTCACCATTCAAGAACAATTCACCAATAGTAGAATTTTCTGTAAATGTATCTCGGATCAGTAAAAGATTAATTTGGGAGTCCAAATTATCTGGAATAGATTGCGTACACTTTAACCCCCTTAACTTCTTTAACAAATTTTCTAAGCACTTTATCATCTTTTTTAATTTCAGGGTGAAATTTAGGGTTTTCGCTATTTAACTTACGTTTCTTAGGCATTTATTTGCTTTTATTAAATGTACAATTTTGGTCACACCAATTTAAACAGATTGTTTTTCCTGTTATGTAGAATAATATGTTACAGATTAGTTTTTTCATATTTTATAAATTTATAAGCCGTAAACCCTATCGCTAGAACGAGAGATACGAATGTCAATATTTCATTACAATCAGTTATACTAAAGCCAATAGCTGAACCATTAGCGAGTCCTACTTGTAGTGTGTCTTTGAAGTCTGTCATTTTTATTAGTGTTTGGCTTTTTATCCAAGTAGGATTTAAGCTTAGTTATGTTTTGTGGTTTTGTTTTGTAATGTTTCTTCATTAATCTCCAGCATTTAAAAAGTTCCTTAAAGTAAGTGTAGTCCCTTGAGGTGGTCTTTCAAGATTCATCCCAGCATAGTAGTTTTCAGTTGATGGCGAAACATCAGCGCCACTATTTGTCGAATATTTTGGAAAGCTAGATATGTTATTCCTTATATAGTCTATCATCCGTTCTCTATAATAACTAGCAGTATTTAAAACCTCTTCCCTTAGATGTTGTGCTTCTTCCGTTGTTAATGGAGTTCCTGTTTCTGACGTTTTTGAATAAACATTCCCGTTCTCGATTTTGAAGCGTAGGTAAGGCAAAGCGTGATAAAGACTATATCCTGGAAGCATATCACCAATATACTCATCAACTAGAGTTTTATCAGCTCCTGCTAAAGTACCTGCTATAATTTCATCTTTTAAATGTTGTGTAAGATCAGTTCCAAGTGCTGTTTCAACATAGAGTTTTTGAGCTTCACGTACAAACGGAAGCAATAGATCAACATCGACATTGAGGTTTACTGCGCTACTGGCTTTCAGCTTACTTTCTGATATAAATAATACGTATGACATAGTTATCGTGGTTCTAAAAATCCGTTATTTTTCATTCTCTTTGGTGCTTTTGCTACTAATCCACTATTTCTTTTTAATGTAAACCCTTCACTAATTGCTTTTACATCTGATATTATTTGGCTATCCTTAATATTAGATTTTGCATTTCTTAAAGAAGTTTTGTAAACAACTCTACGGAAGTAATGGTGGCAATTGCCGCCGCCTTTGTAAAGCCAGATTGAGTACGTTGCTGCACCTCTCGGTCCCCATCCTGGATTAACAGGCTTCTTAGTTAATTGAAGCAAATCCTCTTTACGGTAAACTTTATTAGCTGATGTCATTAATCTGCAAAACTCTCTTGTTTCTCCTTCTTGGCTTAAAGCAGTATCTTTAGTGTACATATAACGAACTTTATAATAATCATCATAATCCTCATTTACACC